AACGCAACTACAGTAGGCTCCTTGACTCTCGGAGGCGGAGGCGGGGGCAAGATGTACTCTTGGGGGTCCCAAGGAGCTGCGGGGACTGTATCAGGTGCGCCCAGTACGTACCTGGCGAAAGGGGGCCTTCCAGGTCTCGAGCGCGGAGGCTACATACAATTGGAGGACTACATGAGTATTATGCCGCTGAATGCGGGAAGGGGTGGCTCAGGTGTTATAAACGGAGGGTGGAGCCATGGAGGAGGGGACGGATTCCTCCTGGTTGTGAGCGGAGACTAGATTATGGCAAATAGATTTTGGAATATTATAAATACAGATAATGTAGTTGTTAAACAGGTTTGGTCCGAGGGGTACCTCCCTGATGACTTCGAGGAGGGCGTCTGGATAGAGACGCCCACTCAGGAAAGCACGGTGGGAGGCACCTATGATGGAATCACTTTTAGTGACCCTTTAATATCTATAGAGGAGTTAAGAGAGGCTAGAGACGCGCTAATTGAGTCCGTAGACTGGATAACTACTCGGCATAGGGATGAAGTAGCAGCAGGGCTCCCTAATACTTCAATAACAGAAGGGAAGTATCAAGAGTGGCTCCTGTATAAACAGGAACTTAGAGACGTTACACAAGGGTACGTACCCACAACAGGACAGGCCCTTTCCTGGCCAACAAGGCCCTCTTTATAAATAATAAAAAACCCCCAACACCTTAAAACAGTGTTGGGGGTTTTTTATTATGAGCGTTTCCACACCCAATCATCTTTACTTCTATCGGTAAGATAATCCTCTAGTTTAGCAAGGTAATATCCTTCGGAATAGTAAAAATGCCTATAGTCATTGAAAGGTTCTTGTTGAAAAGCACAGAACCACTTACTTCTATCAAACTTAAAGATTAATAGAGGGTGTTCGGCTTCATTCTCCTGCTGCTCTCTAACAGTTTGGTCCCACCATTCTTGTACTTGAGGGTACTTTCCAGTTAGCATCTTACTAGTAAGGTGGTCATCTTTATAATGTTTTACTTCAACACTGTACTTCATCAACTCTTTAGGAATATAAATATCCCCCTTTAGTCCGTGCTTAGCATCTAACGCACCCGATAAGGGAATTCTTTCCCAGTTCCAGCCCGTTAGTTGCGTGAGCAACTTACATGCTGCCGCTTCCGCCCGGGTGCCTTTAGCTTTACTCTTATTTGCTACTGCCACTCCAACCTCGACGTTTTCTTTTCTTTGATAACATTGATCTTAGTTAGTAATGGGTGAGACCAATTATGTGATACTAAGAAAGTATTTAAATCATGCTCTTTTAATAATACTTCGATTAACTTCTCTCTACCTTCATCATCTAATACCCCAATTACTTCATCTAAGAACAGAACATTAATTCTAGACTTAGATAAGGTACTCATTAGCTTTCTAATTGCTAATAAAGTTGAAGTGTTAACTCGTGCTAATTCTCCACTACTTAGAGCAAGAATATCAATGTCTCTACCCTCATCAGATATAACAACATTTAACTTATCGTTAGTAACCACAAACTCGAGGCCAAAGCGTCCATCGGACAACTCGGCCAGGTATTGATTTACCAAGTCTTCCAAGTCTTTAACTAAGTTTTCAATCTTATAAGCTACTAAACCATTAGTACTGAAAGCTTTCTTCAATACCTCTAGATTAGCGTACACATCATTAGTTTTCCTTAGTCTAGCTTCTTCAGATAGTAACTTTAACTTAAATTCTTTTACTTGAGCAACTAAATAGTCTAATTCAGTATTAAATTTTGTTATTTCGTTATTCTGAGATGATATATCCCTAATCTCATTTTGTTTTTTAGAAATTTCATCAGTAAACTTATTGATTTTCTCTTCTAATTCTAACTTGTCTTCTGTCTTACTCGGCAGCTTATTATCTACAAGCGTTGAAAGCTTTTCAAATTTTTCAACAACGGATTGATGATTTTTATAGTCTACTAATTGTTTTTTCAAATTAATGACAAGATTTTGTACTTCGTTTTTCCTTTTAGTACTGCTAGAAACCGTATTCTTTTGTTCATCTACAAGCTCTGCAGTTTTTTCTGAATCGATATCTTGTAGACAAGTAGGGCAAGTATCCCCTAAAGATTCTATCTTCTGAAGAACATTATTAGCTTGAGCAATAATAGTTTTTAAAGAAGTAAACTCTTCATTTAACTCAGCAATACCTTCTGGCATTTTAACTTCTTTTGTAAGTTCTGTAGCACTGAGCTCTGAGAGCTGACTCTTATACTGGTTATTAATATTAATTTTATTATTAATTTCCAATATATTATCTAGTTTTTCTTGCACTAAGGCTCTTTCTGATATTAGGTCCTCTGGGGCGTCCGGAACCTCGAGTAACTTCTTTTTAGTTGTACTTTTTATAGGATTAGCAGCTACCCAACTATTAATAGTATCTATACTACCTCTAATTTCAGAAACTTCATTAGCTGCGTCCTTATGTGCAGTTTTAAAGTTATCAAATAAAGTGAGATACTTGTCTAAGTTTAATAACTCGATAAGGAACTTCTTTCTATTAGTATCCGTAGCAGTTAAAAACTGTAAAGAACTTGTTGTACTTTGATAAACTAATTGGCTGAATGTTTTAAAATCCATCCCTACAACGTTCTGTATAGACTTAAAAGTGTTAGTAGCTGTATGAGAAGAAATATCCTCCCCATCACAAGTTAAAACTACTTTAATACTTGATTTTCTCTCTACTAAGATATTATAAGATCTGTCATCTACTTCAAAATCCAATGAAATACTGTAACCGGCCTTATCATTATTTCTGTTAACAATATCTACTTTCTTAATACCTTTAGAATTTTTATTAAAAAGTGCTTCTTCGATTAATAACGGGATAGAACTTTTTCCAGTACCATTAGTACCTACTAACTGTACTATTAGGTCTTTTTCCAAGTCTAAGCTATTGTCCATCCCGTAAGAGAAACAATTAGACCATTTTAACTTTTTAAGTATAATCATGAAACACTCCTAAAACTTCTTTAACTTTCTTTTCATTTAGTCCCATAATAAACTGTAGATATTCTGATAACTCATCTTCTAACGTCATCTCTGCTGTTAGGATAAGGGCAGAGTCATTATGTCTTTTTATTAGTTTTTTATCTAATAAGGTATTATCTTTATCTACTTTCACTAACTCACTTACGTCGCCTTCTAATTCATAGATTGTGTGATCGAATGTTGTGCGTACCATTTGATCGGGGTGGCTAACTGTCTGTCTAATTAATTGAGGTAACTTTAGTTTCATCCACGACCAATCCAACGTCTCACTATCGAACAGCAGTACTCCTGTATCTACAGGGTTTCTATGAAACGAAGTAGTAACGGGACTACCTGGGTATACGATATTCTTTTGGGAATTAGTATGTGAGTGTAAGTCTCCAGCAATAACTAAGTCCCAACGATCTAACTTCTTTAAGTCTATCTCTGGGTGCACGTGCGGAGGTATCTCCCCTCTAACGTGCGTAAATAAAGTTCTACCATCAAAGTCTTTAGGATCAAACTCTTTTAGTTTATTGTAAGGAATTATATCAATATCTTCTAACTTATAATAATCATCTATAATCTCTACTAAAGGATTGACAGCTTTAGTTACCTCTTTTAAGTTCGTTAAAAATGAGGTATTTTTCTTTAATGCCTCGTGATTTCCTGGGTATATAATAGTTTTAATACTAATATCTCTTATATACTTGAAATATAGACTTAGCTCATCTAAAGTAGGCATCCTATCAAACAGGTCCCCTCCAATAATGTGTAAGCCTACTATTTTTTCTAACTTATAGAGTTCCTTAAACATTAGGTCGTACCTATTAATTGCCCACTCTTTTGGTATATTTTTTACTCCAAGTTTTAAATGCCAATCAGCTGAGAATAGTATCTTCATATATAAATGTCTCCGTGTTTCCGCTTTTTAATTCGTTTGTATTGTATAAAAATGGTTTTAAATTATCTAACCATTCAGTTTCTAGTTCTTTTGCATCTTTACCTTTATTAAAGTGTCGCTCTAGTATTATGTCATAAGGTTGTAATTCCTCGTTAAATCTCTCCTTTACTGTCCTATTAGTAATCCCTACTTTGTAGATACCTAGAGCATAGAAGTATACTAAGTATGTAGTACCTGCAGTAGTACTCTTAAAACCAGTTTTAGCACACTTAGGGCACCCGCTACCACTAAGAATACTGCTGGGTCTTATGGCCCATTTATGCCCACAGCTGTGCTTATGTAGTATTTTAGTGTAGGAATTGATATATTCTTCTAGCGCTTCTATGTCTTCTGGTAGCTCTGTTTTATATTTTTCAGTAGTTTTTACCGCAGCGGAGCTACACTTGGGGCAGCTCCGCCCTCTATGTATACTGTTAGGCACTATTTTCCATTCGAAGCCGCAGCTATGTTTATGCAATATTTTAGTAGAGGAATTAACGTACTCCTCTAATACTTCTATATCCTTTGGTAGTCCTGCCTTATACTCTTCCATGGTCTTTATTCTACCATAAAGGCTTTTAAAGCCCTGCTCGAATGACTTACTACGCACTGCAAGTTCCGTCCTACCCATAATCTCACCTATCTCAGCATGAGTCAGCCCGATCTCTACTCCCAATTTAAGATCTTGTACATCTTGAGTTGTCCACTTATTACTCATTGGTTATTCCTTTATGCGATAAAAAAGGCCTCACCTAAAGTGAGACCTCTTAAACTTTTTTAACTTACAGTAACTCTGCTACTTCCTCTGCAACTTCCTCCGGTACATTATCAGAACCACCATTTTCTAGGATTCTAGTTTCGATGAACTCTTTCTGTTGGTCTGCAGTAGGACGACTAATAACATCGTCAATACTAGGAAGCTCTTTGATAGCTTCTAGCTCTGCGTCATCTAATGGGCGAGGCTTACACTTTAATACTTGTAGTGTGTACTCAACATTAAATGGAAGTGGTCCAGTTTTTTGCTTCTTAAATGCTAAGTCCCAGCCAGTAGTAGGGTCTGTAGTATCAGCTAAGTCTTCTGCTGCAACCATTACTGATTCAAATAATTTCTTTTTAAGGTTTAGTACTTTAACCTTACCATCGTCTGGGTCAATACATTGTACTGCGTATGCCCAAGAACACTTC